GGTAATTTTCCCGGTTCTGATTCGTTCAACCCTTATGAAAACTGGGAAAGCAAAGGTGGTGCATTCTTAGTCATTGACTCAAGTAGATTCTTTAACTTGAATACTGAGGCAACCGGAGGTAGACCCGGATATAGTAGTGGTGGTATGGCACAGTTTGATGACTACGATATACCTATAGCCGGAACACCATACTTGTTAGACTCATACTACAGACACGCTACAAGTAACTACAAGATAAGCGGTACAAGTGTAGACGGAACAACAACTACTAATTTTGCAAATCACGAAAACCATTTGAAGTTTATCAACGATGCAAGCACTGCAATAAACGACATTCCACCCAACGCAACAACTTTAGAATTAAGTGACGCAACTAATTTTGATTTTGGTGCTACAGATGGATACGGTATAATAATTGCAAATAAAGGTACTGGTAGAAACACTGTAAGAACGGTGTTTGGTCTGCGTTGGAATACTGTGTCCGGTAATACCTTACAAAACGTATACATCAATAATCCACAATTGAAATCTATTGACCCACAAGCAATTATTACATCTTTGAATAATGATTCGAGTTTGTGGAGTAATGGTTCATCAGTTGCGCTTACACTTAAAAGAGAATTGGGTGAAGCAGAAACACAAGATGATGATGGTTACGATGAGATACAAGTATACAACACTCCGGCTGCGTTATATGGATTTAGATTGTTGATGCTCATAGAGGGTTATGTCGAAGCAAAGAATCTTGGAACATATTATGATAGCGATAAAATTAGATTGTTGCAAAACTTAGCAGTAATAAACAACTGGACTAACAACTCCACCCTTTCTTCTATACAAGATATAAACAATGTTCCAATAACAAGAAACATGACTACTACAAGACTTGGTTATTCTTCCGGAGATACAGAAGATTATGGGGCTATCACCGATATAAGAGAAAAAACATTCGGTCAATCAATAATAGATATAACACAAACGAGTGGTGAAGGTTCTGATGGGACAAACATAGTATTCTCACGTGTAGTAGGTAGAGATGGTAGATTTGATTACAGACCTGCATATAACTCCGGTCACGCATTTACAAGAAGTAATATGAAAAACTCCGGCTTGGCAATAGATAGTACATCAATTATAACCAATGTTAGAGCATTTTACAACGGTGGTGCTTCATTTGTAGATTATCCAAAACCAATAACAGGAACAGAAGCAAGATGGAAAGTAATAGATTTAACGTCTACAAGAAATAAACAAGAAGCAGAAGCACTTGCTGTTAGAGAATATAATAGACTTAACAAATCAAGCATGAGTGTATCTATAGATGTACTCAGAGAAGACGGTGACACACACAAAATGTTAGGTAATGGTAGATATGGTTACATTGGAGATGCAGCAGTAGTTGGTCTTTACGAAACAGGTAGCGAAAAGTTTGGTTCTTCTTGGACTTCTATGTTTGGCGGTATACCATTCACAGGAGTTGCAAATGCTTTAGATGGCAACTCAAATAGCACAGAAGTTACAGATGACTTTACAATAGTACCAATGATAGACGGAACAGGCAATCATTCTTCATCTCCAATGCCGGGTGTTGAAATAGTATCTGTAAAATCAAGTGCCGCAGCAAATGGCGTTGAAGTGCCTCTTGTATATGTTGCATCTTCACAGACATTAAAATGGAGTATTACCTATGGTGGTACTACATATCAAGCAACTGTTGCAAGTGATAATTATTACACAATTGGTACGGGAACAGATGTATTAACTGTAAAGGTAGACGTATCAGAGTTACCGTCTTCGGGAACAACATCTAAATCCTATGCTTATGTTCCACTTGTAGATGCAGACAAAGCATACAATACATACGGAGCAAAGAGTATATCACACGCCTTGCAAGTAGTAAGTGTGCCACCATCTGTACCCAAAGTAAACAGCGAAAACCATGAGTTACGAGTAGGTATTAGTATATCAAGCGGAACAACAGCAGACGATGCAGTTTTCAAAGTCCACCTATTAGATTATGATTTTGCAAATACTGGTAGTCCAGCACAATTTGGTGCAACTCTAAATACAAACGGTTCTTCTGAAATAGAAGTATTTGGTAACGGGTTTTATGAAATAGCATTCCCTACAAGTTGGGGCGCACCTGCTGGTTCTAAGTTAGTTATATCTGTAAACACCGATTACCTAAGAGATGTAATACGTCAAAGATGTAACAACAAAATAAAAAATGCTAACAATATTCCGGGCCTTTCTGCGTTTGGTTCTACAGATACAGATTCTATTTTCCCATTAGGATTTAGAGAGTTTGCTGAGTATGGCGGTATGTCAGTAGAAAGAAATGCTTGGTATGCACCGCGTCTTTTTATTGTTGATGATATAAAATATGTACCTGCAACTTACTGCACAATAACAGATACACACTTAGACCTATCCGCACAGAGTATGGTAATCAACACAGTGTCTTGGGAACAAAAAGGACAGGATGTAGAAAAGGTACAACTTACTTTAGAAAGAAATGAATCACGATACAAGAAAACACTTGCAAGTCTTTTCAGCAACACTACTGCCTCAAGCGGTCAGTCACAGGAATCCTCGCAACAATTCATGCAAGCACAGGGTCAACATCAAGGGGATTTCGGTCAATCCTCAGACCTAAATACAGAAGGAGGCACAACCACACAAGGACAAAGCATCAATACGTTCAGTACCACAGTAGGTAGTATGCTCACTGGTTCTAACGAAGTACCTACAGAAGTAACATCACCCGATGGTGGCTTTGGTACTCTCGGTGTAAAGAAAGGTGGTACTGCCGCAGTAGCCAACCTTTCGATTGATGGGTTCGATACCATAACTGATGGTAGTGGTGGGATAGTAGGGGCTGATGGTTTCGTTCTGAACGGAACATACAGTACCAATGAGGGAGTAGTTGCAAGTGGTGTAAAACATGAACAGTCTTTCATTGTTAGAATCCCCTCTGATAGCGCAGATTCTCATGTAGAATTACTTGCAAGAGCCAGTTTAGATGGAGATGCTTCTAACGCAATCGGGGTAATTACAACTAAAGTAGAGAGTTTAGATAGTGGTAAGAGTGCAACGAGAACAACAAACATTAGTTACAACTCTACAAACAGAGCAGAATACTCATTGTTTTCCGGTAAGATTTCGGGAGCGAGTGCCGGTTCATCTCTCAAAGTGACTCTATCGAGAACACCAAACACAGGTAGCGATAACGCTACGTTCAATGCGGTTAGAATACACACTTTGAGACTTGCGACCAAGAGATATACTAATCAAAACTCAAGTCAGACCAACAACTTTAGAGCCTATTCATCGTAGGGTTCTCTTAGGCTGAGTATCCTATCAGCAATAGGCGTATTTACCCCTCTAATCGCTGTCAGAGCCTTCCTATTCGTCTTGGTAAGTAGCAGTGGCTTGATGCCTCCAAAGTGGCTTAAAACGTCTTTAGCGATACTTTCTGTAACACCTGCAATACCAGTCAATGCTGCTATTCTTGGGTCACTATGACCCGACCTACCGCGCCTTGCCTTCTTAGGTGCAGAGAGAGCGTTTGATATTTGCATCTGTGTGTGTGAGATACTCAACCACTCAACAAACTCCTCCATAGTTGCAAACTCTATGAGTCTAATCTTGGGGAATCTGTGGTATATCATCATCTTGTAACTTCTCATTGTCTGTTGCATTTTTACTATTTCTTGAGCAACCACTCTCTTTGCAACTTTCTTTCTAAAATACGGTTTCATTCTACTACCATACACGGCCAGTATAGGGTATTCGTATGTCTCGCACAAGTCCGATAGTTGATGATTTATAGACCTCTTACCCCTACCTTTTCCGGTTATAGAACGGTAAAAGTCGTTGATTTCTTTAGCCTCTATGCCCCAAGAACCAAGAACATAATCCCCAGTTGTAAGTCTTCTAACTTTTACAAGTCCTTCATTCTCTATATCAGCATCACCCATGCGACCTATGAGGCTCTGTAAGACAGAAGCACTCTCTCGGTCATCAGCATACACTACCATTAGTTGCAACTAAAGGATGCGGTCTTATCAATGGTTCTTAGAACAAACAAGCACCATCACCGCAACATGACACTACTTTGTTCTTGCAATTCAAACAAACAGAAGAACCATGCAACTCAATAAATCCTTTATCACTCATACAAATGGGACACTTCACTTTTCTCACCTACAATACCAACATCCACTACCATCACACAAGTTGTTTTTCTTGAACCATATAGGGGAAGGGTATCGTTCATACATGATTAGTGACTTAACTGCTTTTCGGGTGATTTGTGGATTGTAGTCTTGCCAACCCAACTTACCTATGAATGAACATATCTCATCTTCTATGTTTTGCAACTCGTCTGCATGAAGGTCTTGAGGATGAGCGTACCATCGTAGTCCGGCAGACATAAACTGAGCCAATGCGACTCTTACGTGATGCGGTGGATTAGAGACGCTTATTGCTCTCTGTAGGCAAGGGGGTAGTGGGACTGTAGAAGACTCTGTAACGGCATTTATAGGCATCTTAGTGATGTTTCTCTGCGTCTCCTCTTGTTGCTTTCTACCATTCTCATTCCACCACCCTATCAAGTCAAAAAGAACCTCACCATTCAACTCTCCAAAGAACGGGCAAAGTTGCGGATGTTCATTCCTTGAAGGTATCTTGTAATTAAGTGGGTCAAGCGCGAATGAACGCGCAGAAATTGCAACACAACGCTTCTTTCTTTTTGGGTTGTAAGTATTAGGAACACGTGTCAGTTTTTCCGGATAACCCACACCATCAAGAGAAGATAGACCCTTAGCCATAGCCTTCTCGTAGGTATCCAATCTGTGCGCCCACTCTCTACCCCTTACAGGTCTTTCAAAAATCTGATGAATATGGAATCCTCTACCAGTTGCAACTAATCTTACATCTCCCTCAAGGCGATTGATTAGTTTTGCAACATCCTGTTTGACATCTTCGATAGAATGTTCTTCGGTAGCGTCAAAGTCCCACCATGCTCTATCCATAACGGCTGAGTCATAATCCACCCTACCATTCGTTATCTCATCAAAGGAATAAAGACTGATGTAAACAGAGGATAGATTGTTTAGTCTGTTTAAGTAATTTTGCAAATCATTTGGTGTATTACAGATAGCCCTTCTTAGCCCCATCTGTCGGGGGAATGAAATCAAAGTCATACTAAACGACTCTCCGTTCTATTTCCCCTTTAAACCCACATATCTTACAGGTAGCAACTATTATCTCTACGGATGGAACATCTACACTACCAGTAACTTGCACGAAAGTTTCTATGTCGGTGAAACTATCACCATCACACTCAGAACACACCACTGCTTTCATACGAAACCATCCGCGTAGTTTATTCCTGTTATTTCTTCTTCACAAGCCATACTGTAAGCACACCACTGCGGGCATCTCCAATCATCCCAATTCATATTCCATTCCTCATTTCTTATTTGTTGCAAAAACTTAGCAAAGGATTCTCTAAAGGCAGTCAATGTTCTTTTTCCAACCTTTTCAATGACAGTCATACCACCATCTGTACCCAACCAAACTGTTTTGTTTCTTTGATTTAATAATTTATTTGCAAAAGTAAAATTATCAGCATCCGGTAAAACATAAACAAATCTCGTTGCTGTAATATCATCCATGTCTTCTAAGACCATGTGGTAGAAAGCCAACTCCTTTCTTGTTTTTGTTATCTTACTGGAATTAGTAGTGCCTGTCTTCAATTCAAGTATCGCATACTCGTCATCGGGTGTAATAAGAACACCATCAATCTTACCAACAATAACGATGTCATATTCTTCGTGATAATACACCCTCAAGTCTTCATGTTCATACGGTGCAAAGTATTCTGCTCCCCAGTTGTCTAACCTCTGTTGCTCCAACTCTGCCATGTTCCTGTATACCTCACCCTCTTGTTCAAACATAGGATAGAGTGTCTGTTGCCCCTCCCATCTATCGTAGAAATCATCGAGAGCATCATGCACTTCTGTACCTCTCCTCATAGCGGTGGTCTCCGGCTTTCTCACATCTTTCAAGAGAACCCTATCCATGAAGTATTGTCGGGGACAGTATAGATACCCCATATACGAGGATTTAGACACTCTAAGCACCTTGCCCTCCTCAGTAGGGTCATACGAAGAAAGCCTCCTCAGAGTCTCCCCATCGGCACATTTCATACATATACCAGTTACAGGATGAGGGGTACAATCACACATACCGATACCTCATTCTTCTTCGGTGTAATCTTTAAGGGTTTTTTGACCCAAATCAAACTCCTTTAAGCATTGGTTGCAACAAGGATTGACCTCTATACCCTCTATGTTGGGTATAAATGTAGTAAGGTCGCACTCATCACAGTGCATTGCAATAAGCCTGTCTCTTGCTTTCATATCAGCAAACGACAAATCAGTTAGGGTTTTCATTTCCCCTATGATTCCCGCTACTACGTGCGATAGTTGTGCCACTTGGTCGGCTAATGTGGTTAGTGCTTCATCCACTGGTATCTTTCCGTCAGTCATGGTCTCTCCTCATTTTTGGTATCATATAATCCTTACTACAACCACTCATACTGTGCAAGGCCATTCAAAGCGTTTTCTATAGGTTGAATATCCCAACCCATGATAGCGTAGTAATCTGCAACTTTGTTGACTATAAATCGTGAAGCAATGTGTCTATAACCCACTTCGCAAACTCCTTGCAAGTCTTCTTCATTATCACAAGCAATGTATTTACCCTTATCATCAAGAGTAACTAAGAACCTTGAGCCTTTTCTATATCCTTTAGCCAAGTAATCATTAGCCCAAGAAGCACCGGCAGAAGAACCACTCAACACTTTGTAATCTTGCAAGTTTCTTTCTAACTTACCTTTCATACATAGTTTCTCAAACGGTATTTCACCTGCAACTACAGAGGATACAAGATTCTTCAAACCTGCTGTTATCTCCTGTTCTTCTTTCTTTTGCAAAAGACCAAAGATAACAAGAGCCATAGCCTCTTTCATAACAGGGAACATTCTTGTTTGTTTTAACTCAATACCCTTGTAATATTCCACTGGTTCGTGTGTTCGACCATCAGTCCACACAACAGACGCAGCGTACCTGTTTTTAGCCTTTAGAAGCATACTATCACACCACTTTTCAAACTCAGTTTCGATAGGATACATGGCTTGGTTTATCTCCTCAACCAGTTTCTCTGTTTGTTCCGGAGAATCAGTCTGCACAAAGGCGGAATCAGTGTGCGAGTATAGGACTTTGTGTCCTCTCTTTTCGCATTCTTCGCGTAATCTTGCAAGTGTTTGCCGAGATGTAAATGTTATTGCCGATGCTACCGCAGGGTGGTACAAACCATATTTTGAATCACCGGCAGCACCATACAAACTTGCAACCATAGACTTAGTTGCAAATTGTAGAGCATCGTACCGTGTTCTTTCCTCTACTGTGGTAGCGTTTCTCATCTTTTCTTTGTATTCCTCACGCAAAACCGTCATGTTGTTCATTTGTCTTAGTAACAAACTTGGCTTTCCTTGCAAAAACTTTGTACCATTACCACAATCAACACCGTCTTCTGACAGTGTTTCATGTCCTATATTATGCAAGTCCACATTTGAATGATACATGGCCTTTATGTCAAGAATTGCAACATTGTCAAAGATACCGGCCTCTTGTATTGCTGATATTTCTGCGCCTTGATAATCCTCATAAGTGAATCTTGGTTTAGTGGGGATTTGCAAGTTGAAGTCTTTGTCTCTCAAGGCAAGGACACTGAGTATCTTGGTGATGTGTGGGGTAGTCCGTATATCACAACCAACAATGTGTTGAATAGCCGTATAGTGTTCAATAGCGTTATTCTTTGAGTTTAGTTTAGGTAGCAAATCTACATCCTTTATAGCATAAGCAAGATATGTGCCGAAATCAGTGTAATAGGTATCGTGTCCGTCTTGCAACTCCACCTTAGTTTCTCCTAATACTTCGTTAGATACAGTAGCAAGAGATTTATCCGGTAGTTGCCCGTTTTTGATAGTCCATAAGTGCGTGAAGGCTTGCATTAAATCAATCAAATTGACACCCACTATGGGTTGCGCCCAATCAGTAAACGAATATTGTATTCTGTTCATCGGAGAGAGCGTCTTAGGGTCAAGACCGTTATCACTCATGCGCTCGACTATCTTTTTTATGTCGGCATTTACCACATTCCACCCTGTAATGATGTCGGGGTCATGTTGCCTCATAAGTTTTACAAACGCTGAAAGCATCTCTCTTTCATTCGAGAAAGCCAAAGCCGGTTTGTTTAGTTGCAACTCTTGCAAACCATCCGGATGATTTAGCATTGGAAAATTAGTGTGGTATCCGGCTTCATAGTCCGGATGCGTGAAAAACACATAGTTTTCTTTGTTGTAGGTATCATACACTACCATAATTGTAAGTTTACCAGTGTTGATAGACCACTCACAATCGAGATACCAAACCCTATGTTCGTAGTTTGGGGGAATGACGTTGTGTTCTGCCAATACTCTATTGACAAAGGGTATATTCGCCTCCCATGTCCTAAGATTTTTGTTTTGACCTCTAAACTCCCTTACTTTATCGGGGTCTGCTACCGTAATCTTAGTCAAATCCTCGCCATACACACACTTGTAGCCATCTTCTCTTTTATGGGCTACATCAGTAGTGTAAGTGTCGTTAGTTGCAACATAAAAGAAGGGGGCGAGAGAGTATTTTTCTTCTATTCTGTTTCTATTTTCATCCCTTCTTCGGACTAAGATGCCGTTCCTACCCTTTCTTGCAACTATCATCTTCTCCCTCTCTCTCTTGTAGGTATATTGTGTTTTACCAACCAGTTATTGATAGTCATAGCAGTAACATTACATTCTTGTGCTATTTCATCCATAGTTTTACCCTCTAAAATGTACTGTTCTTCTAACCATATTGGGTCTTTATAGACACCTATCGGTTGGCTCTCATACATGACGAGAGTAACACTGTAATGTCTGTTGCAATGAGGACACGCATAGGTTACTGGTGTGTTTATTGGTGGTGCTATGTGGAAGTGGCAACCGCTTTTGCAAGTAACCTTAGTCATGCTCATACCTCTTACCAAGAACAATAAAGAAGTCCGATATACCGCTAAATCCGAAGACTACCATCCCGTTTATATCGTGGAAATCGAAGATACTTATTTTTGTTTCATCACCCAAAAAATAATCCAGTGGTATATTATCCAATCCCCCACCAAACTCGTAATCAAACTCATGCCCGTCTACATCATCCCCTATCTGCGTCATAGTCTGACCTTTCATCTCATCACCAGTAGTAATGAATAACTTGTTACCGTTTGCAACAAGCCTTACAGTAGGGTAGTTTTGATTGTTCATAGAGTTGGTTTGCAAAGCATCTTGCAACTTATCAGTATCACAAGTGATTGTGATATTAGCACTGTGCTTTTCACCCTTCAATGTGGTGTAAGTGTTTAGGGTGAACAAATCTATTCTTGCCATAATCTCAATAGCCTTTTGCAACTGTTCGTCAATTGTAACTCTTGCTCCCGAATACGCAAATGCGTTTGCAGAAGAAATCAGAGTCGTTTGTTTGTTTTGACTTGCAACTCTTATCTTACCATCGTTATTAGTGATATGCACAGGACAATTATGGTGTTTCAAAGCACCGAGCAAGTCATCTATACTTGCAACTGGTATGGTTTCATCATCATTTACTTTGCTAATTATAGGCACTGTAAGTCGGTGGAGAGTTGTAACACCATCCTTTACTATGTTACGAGTCACTGCTTTAGTACCAACCGCTTCTATAATGCAAGTTTCGCATTGTGGCGTTTTCTTCTTTCCGATAAACGCTTCTCTTTTGTTTGCTTTTAACAGTGTAACTAAATGCTTCTTTTCAAATCTCATTCTTCAATCCTCCTTATTTGATACTATACAAAAATCCGTCTCTCTTGTGGTCTCTGACTCTTTTTACTTCGGGCATACCAACTGCTACCTTGCATACTTTTACAGAGGAGATACGAGGCTCACAAGGGGATTCCTTGCGCCTCATCTCTTTGATTCGTACCACGATAGCGTTTGCCGATAAAGGTTTCTCACTATCCCTTAGAACCTCAAGAATCCACTTCTTTACGAACAGGTTTCTCCTCATGTTCTTCACCCCACTTTAGGAACGGCAGACCAAACCATTCAGCCTTACCATCACTAATCTTTAGAACATCGTGTGTTGTCCCTAAGTGTTCTTGATTCATGCCTTTCATCTCATTGATAGTAGCCCTAACAACCCATTCGTTGTCTTCAAGACTCTTATCTGAGGCCACACCTGCCGCAATATCTCCATCTTTACTGTATCTTGTAAGCCAAATCTGTTGCGAGAAAAGTCTCTTTGTACCATTCTCCCATTCGGGGGTCTCTCCGACTTTCATCAGACCTTTCTGACCTCCACCTACATCCATCCACTCTTTTACATCTTTCAAGTGGAAAGTGTAGCCTACAAACGGTACTTGCAACTGATGCGCTCTGTTAATTACATCTCTGTATAGTTGATTTCTTACACGCCATTCGGCTTGATTGAATCTCTCGCCTTCTTCTTTGATGATACCACGATTTAGCAAAACTTCGGTCATGCTAAACTCGCACCATTTTAGGAAAGTAGAGCATCCATCAAGGATTACTGCACCTATGTTGCCATTTGCAACTTCTTCACCGATAAGGCGGATGTACCACGCCATCTTTTCAACAAGAGCAACCCAGTTTGTAGTGTTGTCATCGTTAAATAGAGACGAATCGGATTCATCGAAGATAGGAATTATTCTAATTCTGTGCATCTCATGTGGATAATTTACAAGAATGGACTGAGTTGCAGAATTGTCTACGTCAATAATTGCAACTTCTTTGTCTGTTACCTTGAGTGCCATTTCTGTAAGAAGACTACTCTTGCAAGTATTCTCTTTACCTACTGCGGAAATGCGGATGGGAAAATGGTTTTCCCTTCTCTGTGTTAGGAGATTTGCATAGTATTCCCTGCCATACTGTGCCTCCTCTCCCGCAGACTTAGGCGGGGTAGTTTGGGTGTTTTGCCCCCAAGCCATCAACCCCACCCCTCTACTAAGTCTGACTCATCCATGTCGGCTTCGACAGGCGTAGCCGAGATAGATGTCTTGACGAACCAACCAGTAGGTGTTAGCCTTGAGTCCCCCTCTCTGCCTACCCATGCACTACCCAAGACAGTAAGGACACTACCTACTCCGAAATCAACAAGGTTCTCTTGTGAAGCCGGAATCCATAGGTCAATAGGCATTGATAGAGATGTGTAATCCATGTCTCCGAGAGATACAACGAATCCACCGCGCTCTCTTGGGTCTATGTGAATAACCTCTAAGTCCATCACTGCTAAAGCATCCCACTTTCTGCTCGGCTCAATAGCCTCAAGGAATGAAGGGATGTCATCAAGTGACTGAACATATGTGATGTCGAAGCCATCAATATCCCATGTAGAAGGGTCTCCCTCAAAGATATTCTGTACCGCTTCATCTGCTACAAACTCGCTGACACCATCTTTTAGATACAGTTTGCTACCGTCTCTGTTAGCCCTTGCCGCGATAGTACCTGCGGTAAATGTAGGTGGTGATGCCCTGCTTAGTTTTCCGGATGCAACAACCTGCATTAGTTGCAAGTCGTCTGTTGTTCCGGCTAATCGGCCATAGAAAGCGGATGTTCTTTCCGGTTCATTGAGTGGTCTTGCCGCACCGTATCTGAAATTAGCGTCACCGCTTGGATAGTTAGGCATATTGTTGTTCCAAATCAAACAGAAAGCCCTACCACCGGAGATACCCATACTGTTCTTTGGGAGTACATCTACATCATCTGTTCTTGTACCCTCTGCAAACACAGTCTTGTTTAACAAACTTGGATTTGCAAGTCTTGTGTATCCACCGTTACCATTAGGCTCGTAGAACATGATACTACCCATCGAAACTAAGTTGTTGATACCACTTGCAGGTAGTGTCTCTAACTGGTTAGCCATTTTCTTGTATGACAACTCAGCAAAGTCCTTCGCACGTGGAACGCTTACAAACACGCCTTCGTAATTCTTGCAACCGCTTGCAGATAATGAAGCCAACTTCTTTCTTACAACTGTTGCTGCCATGCGTAGACAAATCGCGTCTGCGTCTTCTGCACTTTTGCCGGCTGATATTAGGTTAGCCTTATGAGTATCCTCCGCTACTCCAACCTCTTTCAGTAGTTGCTCTGATGTGCAACCAATATTCTTCGCTACTCTTTCTAACATTGTGTTATCCATTTTTCTCACCTTTTTGGGTTATTCTGTCCTAAATCTGTTCTCCCTATAAACCCCGAACAGAGTATGCGACAATAATTCCATACTACTACTTCGGGTAGGACTCCGTTTATCAAATCCCTCTCAGATACGATGGATGCCTCTATGACTACCATCACATTATCTGAGTTGGGGGAGGGGTTATTTGTTGCAAACTCAAAGACTTCTCTTATTGTAAGTCTTGGGTCTCTGTTTGCAAATAGTGCTACTGCACTGTCTATATCTTTATCCCTAAAGCAGATGTTTAGGAATCTGTGAACATCGAATCCATCACTTGCAAGTAACAGGGTGTAGGTCTCTCTATCTTCTTCTGAAAGACACGCCACTGCTTGCAAGGCATTGATGGAGTTTCTTAGGTCGCCCGTATGTGCGCGTATGATGCGTTGCAAATGTTTGTAGTCCACCCACTTACCTTCTTGTTTCATAATGTAAGTAAGTCTTGCAAGTATCTGCTCATCATCTATAGCATCGAAGCGTTGCAACAAACATCTTGATTGCAACCACACACTAATCTTGTTTAGGTCGTTGCAAGTAAGAATGAAAATACAACTCGCATTCTCTATCACACCTTTCAAGGCGGACTGCGCGGCAGTTGTAAGTTGGTCTGCTTCGTCTAACAATATTACCATACGGGGATTGTTAAGTGCAACTAATGGCATAACGTCTTGTTCAACAAACTCTATGCCTCTACTTTCTTTGGTCGAAGCGTTAAACTCATGGATAGTGTATCCCAAATCTCTTGCCAACGCTCTTGCAAGACTTGTCTTTCCCGTCCCCGCTTCTGCACTGTGAAATAAATAATTCATTTCGGGCGCGTTCTTTAGTTGGGAGACTATCAAGTCCTGTCCCACAACATCGTCTAACGTCTCCGGTCTGTATTTCTCACACCATAGATTGTTCCAACCACTCATTCCAATATCCCCTTCGCCTCTATGATTCTCAGAGCCTCGATGAATGTATCGTATTCATTTAACTTGGAAGTGTCTATGTGTTGCTCAAAATGTGTGTGGTTCAAGTCTCTCTCGCTTTCATGGGAAAGACCATCGGGAGTAGCCCCTCGCTCGAACAATTCATGCCTATCGCATTCCAGTCGTATGCACATACCCCTCTTGTTTACGTGCATCATCTCATTCCAATATCTTACATCATCTATGATTACTATGTCATAACCACATAAGTTGATTGCATCAAAGGTTTTCTTGAGCCAATAATCTTTACCGAACAGTAGCCTCTTTGTGCCACCCCAACCTTGCAACAATACGCGAGCCTTCTCCTTGTCATTAATTAATAACGAATCCCAAGCCTTTCTTTCTTCTGCGGTCTGACATATAGCACTTGCAACTTCTCTCCTTACTGCATCAGCAAAGGAGTATACTTGGCTGTTGTCAAAATGTTCTTTCAATCTATGAGCAAGAGTAGTTTTCCCACTTCTCATCTTCCCCGATATTCCTATGATGATAGTATTCTCCATAGGATGACGGGCAACTTTCTTCCCTATAAACCCCTTCTACAATGCAGACAGGGTTGCCCTTCTTCGGGCATTATTCTTTGCCGACCACACCTTTCACATCTCTCGGCCTTTCTTTTTTCAGCACCAGTCATACAGGAGATAGGTCTTGTAAGTGGGATGTCATCTTTATCATGTATCAAATCTCTCCTTATGTCGAACACCATGTGTTTAGTTTTGCTACCATTTAACTTCTCTACCACTGCGTAGTCAACGCACTCTATCTGAACATTTTTTGCAAGAACGGATGAAAGGGAATTGTCGCTCGGTACTTCTCTGAGTGAGCGTTTCTCTGCTAATTCTTTTGCAATTTCTACCCTTGTAAGTGCGCCCTTTTCGTATAGTATATCCACGACCATACGCCTTAGTCGCCTATTGTTCGCACTCATCATGTTATTTGCAAATGTTTGCACTATATTATTGGTTTTGAAAGGCCGCAGACCACACCATATCTTCTTGGTGGGCTACATCTGCCCCACCTATTTCGTGAGAATGGCGCAGTGCAACGTAAATCGGTATAGTCATGTAGCAAATAATCAACCAAGCAATCCATATTGTAACCATAATGAAAAACGCTCCTACTATATCAGCCACGCATCCACCTCCTTTTTCTTTTTCATACCTTTAGGTAAGGATTCTATACTTTTTTCTCTAACTTCATTTGCAAATGCAACATCGTGTTGCAAGATAGTATGGATATGTCTATCGGATGAACGCATACCGAGTATGGGTTCTTTCTCTGTTGCAAGTTTTGCAAGAGGCATAGACTCAGTGCTTGCATCAATACCGTATGCAAACAAAGAACGTGTGTATGAATCGGGGAGAATCAGATTACTTGCACCCAACAATCTCCAAAAATCTATGTCTGCCACTCCTCCTTTCAATGCCGTTAGCAAGTAGGGGATTGGGGCATTTGTAAGTCTTTCATGGATAAATTGTCTTTGTGGATATTTCTTAATACCACCTAACAAGCGCGAAAGATTGGTCTTGGGTTTTTCTTTCCACGAAATCAACACATCGTCACTGCCCTCGAAGCGTGGCTTTCTTTTGCAAGTAACTACGAGACGATAAGGAACGTAACGAGCGAGCATCTCTGCTTCTTCTTTAGTTATGATAGAATCGAGAAAGTAAGTCACGTTCTCTCTTACTGGTGGTTGGCTAAGTCTGTTGCCAAGATAAACCACTTCGCCTTTCTCATAAGTTGCAGGTTCATTTGTAAATATTACACATCCCATGTTTCTTTCCTCCTATACATCTTGATACCATTCTCACTCTTAGATGTTATTTGCCCTTTGTATTCCATCATCGAAAGAAACCTTGATACAGTGTAAACACTGAACCCACCCTTCGGCTGACTGGAGTGGGTAAGAGCGAAGTCAAGTATGTCATTAGCAGAGAACCACTCACTTCGTCTCCAATTCTCAACTGCTTTCCTCACTGCGTCTTTCCGATACTTCTTCGCCATGCTCACGTTCCTCCGGAATACGTGAGAAGGGGTCGTGAATATAAACCCACTCCATGAATCTCCTCCATTGTGACGAAGATAGATTCCACATCTCTCTGACGGCAGTAGCAGACACCCTGTATCTACCGCAATACCACTGATAGCCAGTCGGTGTAAGTAAGCATATCAGACCGTCATCGAGCATCTTATCTATGAGTTTAGGATACTCTTTCTTGGGGATGGGTCTTGCAATTAATTGATTGAAATGGACTCTCCATTTCACTGGCTCTCCGGCACTCACTCAATCACCTCGAAGTCCGCCTCGATTGTAGAGGAGGGGGCTTTCAATGAAGCCAATCTCAACTCCATAGTGTTCATCAGTTGCGGGTGTTCTTGCAAAACATCTACAACTACACCGAGTATACCCTGTACTTGCTGATGTGCAAGCATCAATTGTGAATCTACACCTATCTCTTTCTTGAGAGTACCTATGAGTTTGAGTGATTGATTACCGGCAGCGACCAGTTTTGTTGCTTCTGATAACCACTCTCTCGATATGCCCTCCTCCTCTTTCAACTCCTCCCATTCATCCAACCACTGTTGGATACGAGAGAAGACATCCTCTGCCATATCTAAGGTAGATATTGCCTCAGACCTTGCCTCCTCTACCTGCTCTGCTTCTTTTGCATCGTAGGTAATGTGTTCTTTCATGTGTTCTTCTACGATACCATCCGGCCAACCGTGTTTAGACTCAAGATACGGAGGGGATTGTGTTCCATTTGCAACTAAAAACTCGAAGTCCTTTCTTTGAGGGTGATTGCAAAGAGGACACTCCGGACTCTCTACAACCCATCTCAGAATCTCCAAAGCAACAGGGTCTTCTTCGACTTTCATTCGCTCCTCTATCAACCATTTTGACTTCATAGTATCACCTTTAGGTGGGCGGAGGGGGTGCGCTAATTATTTGTGGTATGTCAACTCTGCAAACTTTTGCTCTGTTTGGTTTGTAAAAATAGCATCTATAGTTACAGGTTGTCTAAATGGCTGTACAATTTCTGTTATGGTTAATGATGGTTGTTTTGTAAATATTATTTCGGATGTATTGAATGCTGAAGGAGCTACTGGGACAGATCGTGACCATAAAGCATTTGGTATATTTCTAAAATTAGGTGCATTAGGATCATTCGAAAATTCAATAACTTGTCCATCATCGTCAATTGCTAATCTTCCTGCAATAAATACTCGTGCTGGGCCAGGTGGAGTGTCTGGATATACATAAATAGATATAACACGTGTTCCATCTTTTTCTACATATCTTAATGGTTCATAATATATTGCATTGCCATTAAAATCAACTATATCAATATAAACTTCACTACCGTCGACAAATCGACTATTTTGCATTCGTATCTTAAAAAGATTTTTACCTGCAGTTAGTTTTTCCGGAAAGTCTATAATATCAAATAATTCATTACTAAGTAATGAATCATCAATTTTTATATACTCTAAATTTTGTAAATTAAGTAGATCAGCTTTTTTGCGTATAGGCACGACATTCCTTTTTAATAAATATTAGGAATAATTTATTTTAGAATATCCATTAGACTTTTTGATTTCGATAAGTTTATCAACAACATCTCTCATTGTATCAATATGTGATATACATAAAATAAAACCAAATTGAGATTTTAAATAATCGAATAATAAATACATATTATTAATATTTTCAGAATCTAATACTCCAAAACCTTCATCTATTGCTAAGAAATTTGGTCTTGGTAAACTTGTAATATTAATTAACGACGTTCTAATAGCTAATGATGAAATAAATTTTTCCATTCCTGATGTTAATTCTAATGGCCAAAAATTATCATCATCATAAATTATATAACCGTTAATATTTTTACCATCAGTTTTTAATATCATATTAAAATCTACAACTTGAGTTAAAATATTATTTACTTCGGTTTCTATTTGAGGCAACGCTTTTGTAATTAATTTATACGGAACTCCATCTCTTTTTATTGACTGTAAATAATATTCATATCCTTTGTATTGTTTTTCTAATTCTGCTAATCTTTCTATAGATTCTATAGCCGTTTTCTTACCTTGTTCTGCAACCTGTATCTTTCCAGTTATATTTCTTAAATTAGATTCTAATTGTGATATTTGATCTGATATATCATCTCGTTCAGAAATGATATCGTCTATATCTTTTTGTTTCTGTCTATTAAATTCAATATCATTTTTATGTTTTTTAGCTTCTTTTAATTTAGATGTAGCATCACGCATCCATGTTTCATGTAACTGTGTTTTACTATGATATGATTTTAATTGTAATTCTTCTGTCTCTAGATGTCTAGACATATTAGTTATTTCATCTTCTGTTTCGTTTAATTCGACTAATTGAGTATGAGCTTCTGAGTTTAGAATTTTTATTTGATATTTTTTTACATTGTCGTCTAGTTCAAATAATTGTTTGTTTAATTTTGGTAAATCATTAGATGCTTGTTGAGCTTCATGTAACCATGGATTTGCCATACAATGTTTGCAGTTCGGATCCCACTTATGATCTGCTAATTTTGATTCTAATTTTTTAGCTGCTTTTATTTCTGTTTGTAATACTGGTATTTTATTATTTTGTATATCATCGATTAGTTTACGTAAATTAGACATCTCTATCTTTTCAAGATCTAACGATTTGCGATCGTATTTAGAAGCCTTTTGAGTATTTTTTGATATATTATCTTTATACCATTGTATCTTATCTTTTTTAGATTGTAAAAACTCATCATATTCTTTTCGTGACTCTTTTAACTTATTAATTTTATTTTGTGCATCTTCAATTGTTAAAACGTCGTCTGATATTGTAACTAATTCTGATGTTAGATTTACTATAATATCATTAAGATCATTAAACATTTTTTCATGTTCATTTTTTTCCTTTTTCATTTTTTTATATGTAGGAGTTAACTGATCTATAATTTTTTCTGATTCGGATAATGTCGTTGAATAATCATTGCGTTTATATTCTCTTATCAATGCAGATGTATCTCTAATATCTTCTGCCGCAATTTGATACTGTTTTTCAAACACGTCTATATCTAGAAATTGAGTTAATAATTCTTTACGTTCTCGTTGTGACTTATCAATGAAACCTGTATTGTTATTTTGTAATGACAATGCAGTTAGAATAAAGTCGTCATATGATCCGATATATTTTCTAATAATTTTATTTGTCGTATCTCTTTGATCGCCATTTAATAAAACCTTATCACCATTACTATCCAATCTCCAAAAATCGACATTTACTTTTACATGACCGTTATTTTGTTTTTTACCACGTCTTTCTATAAAATATTCTTTGCCATCTAATTCAAAATGAAACTTGCAATGAAACATAGATTTTTTATTATTTAAAACATGTGCTGCTTTAACTGTTCTAGAACATCTATCAAAACAACAAAATGCTAATGAATCTAATAATGTTGATTTGCCACTAGCATTGGCAGCAAATAATCCGTTTGTTCCATGTATATTTGCAAAATTTATAATATTATCTTCGCCATATGAAAACATATTTGAAAATTCAAAATGTTTGGGAATCCATGTCACATTTCTAGTCAATTGTGCATCAGTTAATTTAGAATGTACTGTTCTATTTATATGACGAACTACATCTAACATAGTATCAGATAGACCATGCGTGTCGGTCAAGTATTCTGAAATAACATTGTTCTGCCATTCTACGTCTCGTACATTACCAAATGATATTTTCTGTCCGTTAACATTTTCATTTAACGAATGTATTTTTTGTATACTTATTTCTTGGACTTTATACTGTTTACGAATTTCAGATACAACTGTTTTTAATTGACTAGCATTTGTATTTTTTACTTTTAAACGAAGTCTCGGTCTTGGTGGTATTTTATTCGAAGGATTTAATATCTTGCCCTTATCTATTTCAAATGTATAATATCCATATACATTTTTAATTTCAATAAACTTTGCTGATAATGTTGGTATATCCCATTCTAATATTCCATGTAATAATCCTTCGCCATGATTTTGTTGTATTAGACTTCCTGCATATGCTATTCTTTTTTCTGGATCTAAAAATTGTGCTGGTTTATGTATATCTCCCAACAATGTTAAATCGTGTCCTTTAAATATATCAGTAGTTACATGTTCGTTAGATATTTGAAATCCTATATCCGTAACGGCTGAATTTACTGCTCCGTGATGTAATGCTATCTTTATATCACCTTCAAAATCAGATGCTTTAATAAAATTTACTGGCTTTTCAAACACTGACATAACATTAAAGTGTACATTAGATATCTTATATATACCATTGTCTTTGAGATAATGTAAGTTAGGATGATTCAATGCCTTAACAATTGGACTTAAGGCATCTAAACGATTAGAATTATTTAAGTTACAATCGTGATTGCCTGTAATTACTAATGTAGGTGCTATATTTGATAAATTTCTAAAAAATTCTGATACTTGAAATACTAATTCAGGAGACATATCTGTTTTAGCATGTACAATATCTCCGGCTACATATATTATACTATTTTTAGTTTTATTAGCTTTAATGTATTTGTATAATTGTTTAAATACATGTACATATTCTTTGTGCCTATTAACATTTCTTACATGTACGTCGGCTACATGAAATATTTTATCTATTTTATCTATTCCTATATCTATAAACTGCATAAAATCTTTTCTTGCATTAATTTCTCCGGAGATAGCTTATAAGTGCTATCTATCATATTTTGTATTTTTTTAAATCCTAACTCACTAGGATCTGATTCTGGTAAATCTACTAAATGTACATTTATACCATTTGAAATAAAATAATCTGCTGCTTCTATAGCTTGTTTCTTAGCATCATTATCTAAACAGATATAAATTGATTTTACATTACGTTCGACTATTCTTTTCTTTAATGTATTTGAAATAGTTTTACCAAATAATGGTATTGCATTTCTTTTAATAGCTATAGCATCAAATGCGCCTTCTACTAATACAATTGGCATATTCCAATTAACATGTAACTCAAAACCTATTATGTCTTTCGATATGTTTGGATTACGATGTTTTTGTAAATCTTCTTTATAATATGCTCTAGATACAAAATAATTTAAATTGCCGTTTGCATCAAAACTAGGAATAATAATTTTTCCAGAATATACTCCTTTATCAGCATAACCTATTCTATATTTTAAAATATCATATATATCAATATTTCTATTTCTTAAATAAAATACTGCATTTCTATATTCTGGCGATCCTTTATCAAAATGCCATAATGGTCTAAATTCTGCTGGCAAACTAACTACTGGCGTATCAGTTGTAGTACGATTTGGTAAATGATCTATATCATTTGTTAACTGAATAAGTTTCGATATTTTTAATCTATCAACTTTTAATTTACGAGCCAGTATTGCAATTTTTCTACCGCTAGCATTACATACCCAACAATGCCAACGTTGAGATGATACATTTACTTCTAATTTCTTTTTATGATGATTACAAAATGGACAGTGAAATGCTACATTGTCATTTGAATTAACTTTACCAGTACCTAAGAATGATTCTAATAATGTGATTATAGCAAATTTGCTCATATATTATATAATATTAATATTAGCATTAACATTTAACATGTCAATGTTTTATTTCAATAATAAATTATATCAATAAAAATTTATAATTACTTGAATATAATAAATTTTTTTCAAAGAATCAAGCCTTTAACCAACTTTCTGGAACATTTTTTTCTGCCCATAATATACCGTGTTTATCACAATAATCTCCGTATGTTGTTTTAGAGCCCTTTCTAATTTTAGTTTTTGCATTTTGAAATACAATTCTGATATCTAATTCAGGATGTTGTTTCTTAATTAATAAATGTTTTTTACGATCTTCTATGACCCATCTACCTTTTGTTTCTACCAATATACCATTTGGTAGAGTAAAGTCAATAGTATAAGTATGTTTAGTTTCTGGCTTAACGTAATTTATAACTGTCGTCTCGTATTCAAATTTTGTTTTTGATTCTGTTAACTGATCTGCTACTTTATGTTCAAATCCGGATCTATAACCATGCTTGATTGCGTTTTTACGTACTTTAGATTTTGATCTCCAACTCATTGTAACCTTTTATATAAATATTAGTAGTCCCAACGAACAACAAAATTCATATCAATATCATTTCTTTTTTGTACTGGCTCTGCTAATTTGCCTACTGCTAATAGTCTCGCTTTATCATCATATAATCCTATTGTAGTAATATAAGGAAATGCTGACCCAGATAAAAACATTGTTTTTCTATATTGACCCGGTCCATTATATTTTTCTGCATCTGTACAAACATTATCATATCCGGTAGGAGGATTATAAGTCGAAGAAGGATTCATAGATACATTACTAGCATCCTTAGGTACACGTACCATTACTTCATTTTCATATATAGTATGAGTTCCTCGATAATTAATATTAAAATTGCCTGCCGATGAATTAGAACTACTGATAAAAATATTATCATATTTTTTTAATGGTGATGAGATAACTATTTGTCCGTTTCTATAAAATACATTTCCCGGTATGCTACTTTGATATAATGATCCTGAATAAAAATTTTGATTTGATAATGATATAATCGAATTATTCGAAAGATTATAATCATACATTCTTACCTCTGCTATATCTCCTAAAAATGCACTTGCAGATGTTTCTCCTTTCGATCCTATAAACGTATATGCTACATTACCTGTAGTATTTCTTGGTAATGATCCTGACTGCCCTGATTCTACTCCATTAATATAAAATCTACATATAGAAGCTGAATCATTAGTTAATGCGACATGCATCCAATTATTTCTATATTGTGCACTTGCTGATATATGTAATTGATTCGATCCATCGCTAGATTGAAAATGTATATGCTCATTATGTAGTGCAAATTGAAATGGTGTTTTAAAACTATCGAAATTACCAGTACCAGGAATTGGCATTTCATTGACAAAATCTTCTGTTTTTAACATATCTTGTTTTTTATCATAATATGTTCTTTTAAACACTTCTCCTTTAGATAAGATAGTTCCAGTATGTGTAACCGACTCGGGGCTAATCCAAAATGAAAATGCCCATTCATCACATCTATTAAAGTTGTTGAATATTTTATTATCTTCTAATTTTATATAACTTGCACTACTAGTAGTAAATCTTCCAGCTGCTCCGGAACCTATATAATCAGATCCTCCTGCATGTGTTTGTACGCCAGATCGTATAAAAACATTTTTAAATACAGCTGTATCATTTCGATTGTCTATTTTACATGATATTTTTTTACTGTCAATCAATCCGACATTTTCTAATAAATGCCTGTAACATTGATTAAATGATAAATAAAATTTACAATTTTCTTTTTTAGCAAATGATGCGCTATCAATCAATGAATCTTTTAAATTTCCATTTTTGTCGTCATATAACGAAATATTATAATCTGATAAATTTCCAAAATTTTCGACTGTACTTGTGATACTTAAACTACCTGGTTTAATTCGTTCTCCTACTGTACCATATGGCATTGCAATAGTAGAAGCAGATACATATAAATTTTTTGAATTTTTTGTTATGTCTGTTAATTCTAATGTTCTAGCAGGATCATATGGATATCTATAATATTTATGATCTAAGCTATTCCATACGACATGCATATTATTTATAGAATTGAAACTGTTATTTCATAAAACGTTGATGTATCGCCTAAGGTTTGCAATAAACCGACATGATATGCTCTTTGTAATCTATAACCAGCGCCTTCGTACGACGAATTTGTTATTTTATAATGTTTATATGCTTTGAAAGGTTTATGAGTAACATCGTTTTTACGAATACTTCTAAAGACTGTAGGTATAGTTGGCATATCATTTTGCCCTTAAAAATCTAATTTTACTTTTATAAGTACTTCTTTTGTCTTGTCTTTCAACAATGGCTGACTTAATTTTGCTACTGCTAATAATTCTCTATTATCATTATATAAACCAACTGTAGTAATATAACTTGTAGGATTTTCTATAAATGTTGTAAATTTTAATTCTCCTAATGACCCTGTAACAAATGACGGATTATTTGAATAATTATATTCTCCATTTTTAACTCTTACAAAATAATAAGACGACTTTACTTGTTCAGATGATCTTGCCTGAACTCCATATGTTCTTGTAGCAGCAGCTGGGATAGAATTAGATCCTGATAATGAATTATAAAATCTTTGGATATTTTTACCGTCTGTCGCAGATCCTTGCTGGGTTCCAAAATTAGCTCCTCTAGCACCTGTTAAGTCTAATTTATCTCCATCTAATACTACTATTCCATATTCTGGATATAATAATCCATATGTATGATCATTTGTATTATTAAATATACTTGTGCCTCCGCCAGAGTTGCCACTATCATCTTTTATAAATATACCAGTAGGAACGTTATTTACATCATCTTCAGAACCAACTATAAGCATATTATTTATCAAATCTGTATTAGCAGATTCTATTTCTGATGCTACTACCAAGCCGCTTAAATCAT